CAAGGGGATCTCTCTTGTTTAATCATCATGTAAAAAGACTTGGATTAGAAGGAAAGTATTCTCTTATTGGTAATGGTGAAAAGGTAAAATTTTGTTACTTGAGATCTCCAAATCCCATACATGAAAATGTAATGTCATTTATTCAAGACTTTCCAAGAGAGATAGGCCTTGAAAAATACATAGATTATGACCTTCAATTTGAAAAAAGTTTCCTAGACCCCTTGAAAATTATTTTAGATGTGATACAATGGAATGTAGAAAGAACATCTAGTTTGGAATCTTTTTTCACATGATTGAAGTATTATTACACAATGAACCATACAGGTATATTGAAATGCCTGAATTACTTGACAACGGTAAACCCGATTACCGTATTCAAAAATACAACCAATACACAGGTAGATACAAAGATATGTATCTCTGTGATAACTACATGCAAATGGAAATAGCTATGAATGACTTTGAATATACAAAGTGGCTAGATCCTGCAGGAGTTCCATGTTACATTAAGGAGGAAAACTAATGGATTTGCCTATTGACAAGAAAGAATTAGATACACTAGTCAGATTAACTGAAAGAATGGCTGGTGATGGACTTGGTAAAAGAAATGTAGATGCAGAAAGAATCTACAACAAATTAAAATTAGTCAAAGAAATCATGGATAAACATCCTGATGGGCCTTATAAAAAAATTCTTCGTGAACAACACAATATGGTGATATAATGAGAATAGATAAACATTTTGATCCTGTTAGTAATCTTGAAAAAGATTTATTAAATGAACTTGAAGGTATTACACAACAACTGAGAGGTAAGATTACATATACTTCTTATGGAAATAGTCAGGGTAAATCATCTAAAATAGTAACCATTGAATACGACATTAAAGAATAGTATGGATTTTTTAAAAGAAATAGTCAAAGAAATAGGAAATGAATATACGCAGATTGCTTCGGATATTGATGAATCAGAAAACTTCATTGATACAGGATCTTACATCTTTAATGGACTTATTAGTGGGTCTATTTTTGGGGGCATGTCTAGCAATCGTATTTCTGCCATTGCTGGTGAGTCAAGCACTGGTAAAACTTATTTCTCACTTGCTGTCGTTAAGAATTTTCTGGATACCAACCCTGATGGGTATTGTCTTTATTTCGATACTGAAGCCGCCGTCAATAAAGGATTATTACAATCTCGTGGAATTGATCTCGAAAGGCTCGTTGTTGTCAATGTGGTAACGATTGAAGAATTTAGAAGTAAAGCTCTTCGTGCAGTTGATATATATTTAAAGACAGAGGAAGATAATCGCAAACCTTGTATGTTTGTGTTAGATTCTCTTGGTATGCTCTCTACTGAAAAAGAAATCAGAGACGCATTAGATGATAAACAGGTTCGTGATATGACTAAATCACAACTTGTCAAAGGTGCATTTCGTATGTTAACCTTAAAGTTAGGTCAAGCCAACATTCCACTTATAGTTACTAATCACACTTATGACGTTATCGGATCTTACATACCCACTAAGGAAATGGGCGGAGGTAGTGGACTCAAATATGCAGCCTCTACAATCATATATCTCAGCCGTAAAAAGGAGAAGGATGGAAAGGAAGTCATTGGAAACATTATCAAGGCAAAGACTGCTAAATCACGTTTAAGTAAAGAGAATAAAGAGGTTGAAATACGTTTATACTATGATGAACGTGGTCTTGATCGTTACTATGGTCTCTTAGAACTTGGAGAACTTGGTGGTTTATGGAAGAATACTGCTGGTAGATATGAGATTGGTGGTAAAAAACTGTATGCAAAACAGATATATGCTGATCCAGAAACTTACTTCACTGAAGAAGTAATGCAGGCTTTAGATGAGACTGCACAAAAACATTTTAGTTATGGTGGTTAACTTATGGATAGAGTTGAACTCACAATTCTACGAAATCTAATTTATGATGAAGAGTATATACGTAAGGTTATACCCTTCATTCAACCAGATTACTTTGAAAATGCACAAGAAAAGGTTATATTTGAAGAGATTGCAAAATTTATCGTCAAGTATGACAAACCAGCCTCGCAAGAGGTTTTGTCTATTGAGATAGAAAAAAGATCTGATATCAATGATTCACAGTTTAAAGAGATTGTAGAGCTTGTTTCTTCCCTAGATAGACAGGTTGTGAATTTTGAATGGTTGATTGACACTACAGAAAAGTGGTGTAAAGATCGTGCGATATATCTTGCTTTGATGAAGTCTATTAAGATTGCAGATGACCAAGATGAAAAGAAAAATCGTGATGCCATTCCAAATATTTTGTCTGATGCATTAGCCGTTTCATTCGATAATCACATAGGACATGACTATCTCCAAGACTATGAAGAAAGATATAGATTATATCACCAAAAAGAAGAAAAAATACCCTTTGATCTTGACTACTTTAACAAAATTACGAAAGGTGGTTTACCTAATAAGACTCTTAATGTCACGCTTGCTGGTACTGGTGTCGGGAAGTCTTTATTCATGTGCCATCTCGCTAGCTCCGTGTTGTTACAAGGGAGGAACGTACTCTATATTACAATGGAAATGGCAGAAGAGAAGATTGCTGAGCGAATTGACGCAAACCTCTTAAATGTACCTATCCAAGAGATAAGTGAATTACCTAAAATGATGTTTGATAGTAAGGTTTCAAGCCTTATGAAGAAGACTCAAGGTACATTAATTATCAAAGAGTATCCAACCGCATCAGCACACTCAGGTCATTTCAAAGCTTTACTTAATGAACTTGCATTAAAGAAGTCATTTAGACCAGATATTATATTCATTGATTATTTAAACATATGTGCATCATCCAGATACAGAGCCAACAGTAATGTCAATTCTTACTCGTATATCAAAGCGATTGCAGAGGAACTTCGTGGTCTTGCCGTCGAATCGAACCTTCCGATTGTATCCGCAACTCAAACTACTCGTAGTGGTTACGGTAGTAGTGATGTTGATCTTACCGATACCTCTGAATCATTTGGTCTTCCTGCAACTGCTGATCTTATGTTCGCTCTTATATCTACTGAAGAACTGGAAGGCCTCAACCAAATAATGGTCAAACAGTTAAAGAATAGATATAATGATCCTACAATATATAAAAGGTTTATCATAGGTATTGATCGTGCAAAGATGAGATTGTATGACGTAGAACAAGTTGCACAACAGGATCTAGTTGACAGTGGGCAAGAAGAGGAGTATGATAGCCCTGAAAGCAAATTCAAATCCAAATTCGCCGAGATTAATTTTTAATGAAAAAACAAGTTGACTTTTCTAAGTATGCTCTATTCGTGGATGGTGTCACATCCAATCCCAGTAAAGATTATAAATCTTTTATTGATGCTCTTGAATATCTTGACGGACAAGGTTCCAATATTCATAGGCTTCTTACTGCTGCCGTTGGAATTAATGCTGAGGGTGGTGAATTTATGGAGATCGTTAAGAAGATGGTTTTTCA